AGCGATGGCCAGTGGTATACCGCTATCCGGCCTGGTATGCAGGGGAAGCCAAAGCCGCGCCGTGGCGCGCCTCAGGCGGTGAAGGATGCCTATTACGTTCCGCTGGCGGCGCCGCAGCAAATCGCTGCCCAGCCATTCGTGCGCTCGGCTGCCGACGCGTTTCCCCAGGCGATAGAAGCAGCTCGGAAAAAACTACTCGAGGAGATCGGATGACGCTGGAATCCAAGCTGATCGCAATCCTGAAAACGTTGACGCCGCGCACCTTCGCGGACTTCGCGCCGACGACGACAGAGCGCCCATATATCACCTTCCAGCAGATCGGCGGCGAGGTGATCCGCCCATTGGCCAACGTCATGCCGAGCAAGGAAAACGCCGAAATGCAGATCAATGTTTGGGCCGACAGTCGGCCGGCGGCGAAGGCGGCGATAAAGCAGATCGAAGCGATGTTGACCGAGACGTTCGAACTGACGGCGCGCGCGCAGGGCGCTGCGGTGTCCGACTTCGACGCGGACATGGAGCGCTACTGCAGCAGGCAGGATTTCAGCATCTGGGCTGACCGGTAAGGTCATCTCTCCATACAGGCTCGCTTCGGCGGGCCATTTTTTTTGCCCGAATAGGGCGTCACCAGCCGCAGCGATGCGGTTTTTTTTCGTCCAATAGAAAGGGCCAAACATGGCTTACTTTTTCCCCGAAGGCTCGAGCCAGCAGTTCTCGTCGACCTTTGCAGCAGCAAAAACCATCACCGGCATCACCAACGCAGACCCGGCCGTCGCAACCAGTGTCGCCCACGGCTACACGACTGCCGACGAGATCCTGCTGAACTCCGGCTGGGAAGATGCCACCGACACGGTCTACAAGGTCACCGTGCTGACCGCCGACACCTACAGCATCGACGGCCTGGACACTAGCGACACCGGCTTCTTCCCGGTCGGCGGCGGCGCGGGCACCTCGCAAAAGGTCAGCGGCTGGCTGGCCATTCCGCAGGTGCTGACCATCGGCGCTTCCGGCGGCGATCCGAAGTTCACCGACGTGAATCCGCTGGCCAAGCGCAACGCGCTGAAGATCCCGACCGGCTTCAACGCCACCAGCGTCACGCTGAGCCTGGGCCACGACGCCAGCAACGCCAACTACAAGGCGATGGTCAAGATCAGCCGCGCCCTGAAGAAGGTCGGCTTCAAGCAGGTGATCAGCGGCGGCGCCGTGACCTACGGCTACGGCTACCTGAGCGTGTCCGAGATGCCAAAGCTGAACAGCAACCAGGTCAACACCGTTGACGCCGCGATGGCCGTCATCGGTCGCGCGATCTCGTACTAAACCCCAAGGCGCAAGCCACAACCGAGCACCGACCAGTCGCTGTCGCCTTCGCGGGCGCGGCGGCTGGCACGGGCATTTAAATACCACCCGCGAAAGAACACCATGACCAAAATCAAACTCGGCGCTGCCCCCAAGAAATTCTCGAAAGACCTGTCGTTCCCGATGTTGGACGGAACCGTCGGCACCATGCAGGTTATCTACAAGTACCGCTCGCGCAGCGATTTCGCGGCCTTCGTTGACGCCATCGTCGCCAACATCAAGGCCGACGGCGAGGCACAGATCGCCGCGAGCAAGGAAAAAATCGCGGCCGGCGCCGACGCGGAATCGGTGCTGACCTACGGCCTGTCCGAAACCGAGATGGCGCAGAAGAAGGGTGCCAAGCAGGCCGATTTCATCATGGGCATCGTCGAAGGCTGGAATCTCGATGTGCCATTCGACCGCGCCGCTGTCGAGCAACTGGTCGATGAGCTGCCGCTGGCGGCCGAGACGATCGTCCGGAGCTACCGCGAAGCGATCACCGAAGGCCGGCTGGGAAACTAAAAGCCGTCGGCGCCGCGTTCTTCGAGCCAGGCAGCAAGGGCCCGGAGACGAACCCGTTCCTGAAGGCCATCGCGGCCGCCGGCGGTGAAGCTGCCGTCGAGGTTTGGCCGGAGAACTGGCCGGCCTTCCTGTTGTTCGCCTCCATCCAAAGCCAATGGAGGGCCGGCGCCGCCGGCCTGATAGGCCTCGACTACAACGTCCTCTACAAAAAGTTGGATCGCATGAAGCTCACCGAAGAGCAATACGGAGAGTGGGAGGCGGATATCTGCACGATGGAATTTGCCGCCCTGGCCGCGATGAGCACAAAGGAAGACTGAGGAAATATGACTGAAGAGCGCCGCATCCAGCTTGTTGCCGAGGTCGATACGACCCAGACGCGCGCCGGTTTCAATGAGATCGGTCAGCAGGCCAGCACTATGGCCGCCAGCGTCACGCGTTCGGGGGAGCAGGCTGAGCGCGCGGTTTCGGGTGTTGGCGCCGGCGCGGACCGGTCTGCCCGTGCCGTCGAGGCGGCGCAGCGCAATCTGATCGGGTCGATCCAGCGCACGACGGCCGCGATGGAGGCCGGCAGCCGCTCCAACGCCAGCTACTACGAAACCTTGGCGCGCCAGCGCGGCGTCGATCCAGCGGTGCTGGCGCCATACCTGGCGCAGTTGCGTGCGGTGGAGGCGGCACAGGTATCCGCGAACAACGCACTGGGCGCGGCCCAGCCGGCGCTTGCTCGCGTGGGTGTTTCGGCTGCGCAAACTGCTGCCGCGCTACGCGGTGTTCCAGCGCAGTTCACCGATATCGTCACCTCCATTCAGGGAGGCCAGGCGCCGCTGACGGTCTTCCTGCAGCAGGGAGGCCAGCTGCGCGACATGTTCGGCAGCGCCGGCGGCGCGGCGCGCGCGCTAGGCGGCTACGTCCTCGGCCTGGTCAATCCGTTCACGGTAGCCGCTGCGGCCGCTGCGGCATTGGCATATGCCTACTACGTGGGCTCGAAAGAAGCTGACGCCTATGCGAAGGCCCTGATCCTGACGGGCAACGCCGCCGGCACCTCTACCGGCCAGCTTACGAATATGGCGGCCGCCATCAGCGCATCGGTCGGTACCCAAGGTCAGGCCGCTGAGGTTCTGGCCGCGCTTGCCGGTACCGGCAAGGTTGGCGTCGATAATCTGCAGCGCTTCGGTGAGGTCGCGATCAAGACCCAGCGCAGCCTCGGCATCAGCGCCGCCGACATGGCGAAGAATTTCGCGGAGCTGGGCGGCGCGCCGTTGCAGGCGTCCGTCAAGCTCAACGAGCAGTATCGCTACCTGACGGCATCGACCTATGCGCAGATCAAGGCGCTCACCGAGCTGGGCAAAGTGGAAGAGGCTGCGTCGGTTGCGCAGAATGCCTTCGCCGACTCGTTCGACGGCAAGGCGAAGTACATGGAGCAGCGCCTGGGTTACCTGGAGCGGGCGTGGCGAGGTATCAAGGATGCGGTCCTTGGCGCCGGCGATGCGCTGGCCGGCATCGGCAGGGATGAAACCGACGAGCAGAAGCTGGCGAAGGTCCAGGCACAGATCGCCAAGGCCCAGAAACCGTTTGATCCAGCGGTCGGCGGCAATTCGGAGGCTCGGTCGCAACTTGGTAAAAATCTCAAGCTAGAACAGGAGATCAAAGACCGCATCGATGCAGCAGGACGGTTGCTGGCCATCGAAACCGCGCGCGACAAGATGGCGCAGTCGGAACTGGCTTGGGTCAAGGATGGCGAGCAGTATTCGACCCGTCGTGCTCAGATGGAGAAGGAAATCGCTGCTGCGCGTCAGCGTGGCGCGGACGCGGCCCAGCCGGATGCTGCCATCGAGCAGCGGGTCGGCGAGATCCGGAAGAAGTACTCCGACATCTTCAACGACGGCATCAACTCACAGATCGAGGCGATCAAGCGCCGAGGAGAGCTGGAGGAGACGGTTGCCAAGCGCTCGCTGGACCTGCTGACGGCCAACCGTGCCCAGGGCCTGATCAGCGAAGAGGCTTACACCGAAGGTGTTGCACAATTTGAGATGGCCGCGTTCACCAAGCGCAAGGCACGGCTGCAGGAAGAGCTGAAGCTAACCGAAGGCAAGCAGAACAGCCAAAAGGATCAGGCCTCGCTGCGCGGACAGATCGCTGCTATCGACGAAGCAGCGATCACGCGTCAGATGCAGCTGACCAACGACCTGAACTCGCTACGCTCGAAAGGCGAGCAGGACATCGTCAAGCAGATCCGTGCCAGCGTCCTGCAGCGCAACGCGCTGAACGCCTCGCTTGAGGTCGAGTACGAGCTCTATGGCAAGACGGCGGACGCGCGTGAGCTGGCGATGGTGTCGATTAAATCCGAGGCTGATTTGCAGAAGAAGATCGCCGAGGCGATCGCGCTGAAGAAGCCACTGACCGAAGACCAAATTGCTCGACTACGCCTGGAGAAGCAAGCGCTCGACGAGGTAACGGAATCCGTCATGGCCCAGACGAAGGCCTTGGGGTATGCGCAGCAGCTGTCGGACGCAAACAAGCGCTTTTCCGCTGAGTCCATCGCGGACGAGAAGCAGCGCGCCGCCGCGCTGCTCGAAATCGACGCGGCGCTCTGGCGTGAGCGCATCGCACTCGCCGGCGAGGGAACCGAGGCGCAGAAGAAGCTCCAGGCGGAGTTCGATACCTGGTACGCGAATCGCCAGATGGCGCCGGTGCTCGACCAGTGGAAGAGGGTAATCAGCAACCTCGACGACAACTTCCAAACCGGATTCCGCGACATGCTCACCAGCGGCGAGCATACTTGGTCCTCGTTCACGAAATCGATCTCCAACACGCTGAAGACGGCACTGGCGGACGCGCTGTACCAGACGTTCGTCAAGAAATACGTCGTCCAGGTCGTGACCGGCATTGCTGGTGGCATTTCCGGCGGCGATATCGCCTCGGCGCTGAGCGGTGGA